ATCATCACCACTATCTCTAATCATAACATCTGGAAAGTATGCTGCAACATATGATGAATCAACTTCTCTTTGATCAAACTTTGACGATGTCAAATCAACATCAGCTACTCCTGAAGCAATACCTCTTGAAGATACAAATATTCTATTTGCAGACGCATCAACATGAGGAATATCCATCAGGTAAATTGCTTTACCATATGATTTAACTCTTCTTGCAGCAAAGTCTGTAACTAAAGAATCTCTGATTCCCGGTACAATCAAAACATTATGATCAACTATCATCTCGTCTGTCATTACTCTAATTGCATTTCTATATGAAATAACAGAATTGTTATTTAACTCAACACCTTGCATTACAAGAGAATTATCAGCATCATCAGTTGCTGCCAAACCACTTGCATAACCACCATCTCTTGCATGTCCGCCAACGTCTGTTGATGAAGATCTGTCAGTAAAGAAAGCGTCATCTCTATCTAAAATATTTACCCCATCAAATCCACCATAGAAAGGTGCAGTAAACTTTGCCATTTGACTATACTTATTAAACTTAACTTTATCTTCTGCTAACAACTTTGCCATTGTTGCACGAGTTCTTTTTGTACCGTCAGTAGTATCTTCATCATTAAAAGGGTCTTGTGAGTGAAGCATATCAATTGTATGATTTACAGGATCGTATAAATCAGAATCTAAATCAGCATTTCTAATATAAACTGCTTCTAAGAATGCATCAAAAACTGTCCCTGAGATGTCACCAACTGCAGATTCTGCAAATGCAACTTTTGATAAACTAAATTTATTGTTGTTAAATTTATCAGCGTCTACACCACTAAACTTAACATCTGAACTAGCTGATAAGTACTTGGTTAGACTTAAAATAAGTTTGTTAAAACTGTTGTTCTCTGCGTCATTAGGTTTGTCTATGCTAGAAACTTTACTTGTATGTAATCCCCAATAAAAAGAAGATTTTACATTTTCTAGAGAAGTTCTAGAGCTACCTGTTTTTGATTGTCCTAAATAAGTTTGAAAAAATTCACCACTGCTATTTTTAAAGCTACCTTTTGTAACTTTAAATCTAAAAGGAAGTGGCGGAAGAATAGAACTAGTAATTTTATCTGCTCCTCCGTCAACACTTAAATCTCCAACAGTACTATTTGCCACAACTAAAGGTGTTAATGCTGATGCACTTCCATCTTTACCATCGAGTGTTGTTCTTAAAGCTGGAATACCTCTAAACCCAAAAGGAAGCGCATCATCAGGAACTTCTCTTCTTTTAACATCTTGAGACATTACAATTCTAATTCTAGTTGATTTATTTGAAAAAGATCCTTCTTTTACAAGTCTCTTTTCGTCTTCAGAATCTACATCTAAAGATAAAGAAACTTTTTGATCTCCGATTAATCTTGCAACATAGTTGCTAGCATTTGGATCTAAAGAGCATCTAGAATATGATTCTAAAATAACAGGTGACTCATCTGTGTCGTCCAGCTTTCTTAACTGTACTGTAAAGGTACCAAACTTGTTATTTTTTTCTGTTGATGCTCTTAAATCAGCAATTGAAATTTTATAATCTCCACTTGCGTAAGCACCATCATCTAAAGATTCAAAATGAAATAAATCATATTCTTTTCGACCGTAAGGTTGCGAAATAAAAGATGTTGTCTTCGGTGCTTCAAATCTTGCTGAAAAATTTCCGTAATGCGTTAAGTGTGCTGTGTCTTTTCCTCTTACAATAGCAACTTCTCCAGTACCTACAGTTGCTAAAGATTTTTCTACAGGAAAATCTGCATATAGATAATGACCTTTTGATTCAAAAGAATACGAATCTGTATTTAAAACTTTTGTAATATATTCAGAACTATCAGGATTTAAAGATACTTTATAAGACTTGATTAATGTATCACCTTGATGTATCTTTAAATCAAAAGCTGAATTTACTGCATCAACAATATCATTGCCAGCTGCAGTTGAATTTATTCTTAAGTTATAGTCTTTATGCATAAAGATCATTGCACGAACTAGTTGAATTTTACTATCAATATCAGCGCCATCATCAGGTGTAGATCCATCATCTGCAAGATTGTTATCAGATGGATCGCTATCCATTAATGTAGTAATTGAATCGTTGTCACTAAATACACCGTACGTTACATGTTCAGCATTATCTAATGTATGTTGTGCAACGATAAAATTAACGCCACCTTTTACACGATTAATATCGTTTCCAGCACCAATAACTTCTCCTGGAAGTTTAAATCCAGCGTAACCAACATCTCCATTTGCATTTGAAGATCCTGTACCTAGAATTCTACAAAAAGTTGCAGCTTTTCCGCCAGAGCTAAGATATTCAGAGATTGCATGAGCTGCAGACGTATCTTGATCTGGCATGCCAAATTCTTTAATAAATTCATCAATACTTGTAATTGTTTTGGGTACAAAAGCTTGCCCTTTTTTCGCAGGACCAATTACACCAACGGGTGTAGCTGTATTTCGTGTTAGAGGACGACTAATTACTTCGATCTCTCTTTCGAAAAATCCTGGAGACTTAAATGTCTGTTCAGCCATAATGTTTACTCTCCTAAATTTAATTTCTTTTTAGACTTAATTATTTTCTCAATACTTAATTATTCTTTACTTGTTGAAACATTGAACAAAACTTCAGCAAATCTTGAATCATATATAGTCTCACCTTTTCCATCACCACTTTTTGCCATTACCGGCACCAACTGTCCTTCAGCATTCTTAACCCAAGTCTTTCTTTCTTTTGAAAAATCTGTGCCTCTTTCACCAATTGAGTCTGACGTGTATTTTTCTAGATTTATTCCTGTTGCTAAGCCTTTACTAGCATCTGCATTTAGTAACTCGTCTCTATTAAATTCACCATTAATCCCAATTCCTTGTGCTGCCGTATAAGAATCTTCTGTTGCTAAGTCATCAAATATATGAGCGTCAGGATTAGGGTCGGCAACTCCTGCAATTTGAGGTTCAATATCTTGATAATCTGTTAAAACATCAAAAGAAACTTCTGGTGCACTCATAAAGGATCTTAAAGCAGTTTTACCTCCAATTATATTTGGAGCAATAATATAACCTGTTGCATTTAATGTCATATTATATTTGACATATCTTTCTGCATCAGTAAATTCAGCATAATTTGTATCTTGACTAATACTTGAATCTAAAAATGCAGAAAACTTGTAACCTTTGTCACTTTCTAACTGGAATTGTTGTCCAGGATTAAGTGTGTAAGAATTAATTATAGTTTCTATAATATTGTTCATTTGTTGTGTAAAAGATGACCAGATTGAAACCTCATACATTGCACCAAAATATTTTACAGGTGGCATCTCTATTGTTTCTATTATGTTTCTATCTAGTTTAGGTTTTAGAGAAAGGTCTGGATCTTGTGCAAGATCTTGTCCATCAATATTTTTTAGTTTTTCATAATTTTTTCTTTGACGATGTTCTAAATCTTTTTCTGATATTCTTTTGGTTACAACATGAGGAAACATTTGATTATTTGCAATACCTTTTGAAGGTACGTTTTCTATAGAGCTTCTTGTTATAGATATAAGCGGAAGAATAAGTGCACCATTACGATCAACAATAGGTTTTTTTCTTCTAAGCAGAGCAAATCTTTCTCCTGTTGCAAATATAACAGGAATTTTTTTTGTTTCTCCATGGAGATCATAATAAAGAGGAATTTCTTTATCAAATAAATTAAACATAGAAAGATCTAAATCTTCTACACCGCAAGAAGGAATAACATAATCTGTATTTCCATCTCCTTCATACCCTGTTGGTGCATATCTTTTACTGCTATTTATATCATACTTTGTTGCCATTAGTCATCTCCATAAAAAGAAGAGCCTACTCCGTCAATACTGCGATGTGTCCCATCAGGTGAAACTTTTCTTGGACCACTAATAGGTTTACCAATAACACCATCATCTTGTAAACGTCTAACATCATGATCAGGAGTACCTCTTTGTTGTTCAAAGGTTGTTTGTATTGCGTCATTATCTGAATATTCTTCTCCGACAGGACCTTGTGGCCTCATTGCAATTTGATGCATACGAGTTTGTTTGCCATTAACCTTCATAGAAACAATTCTTTCTATTTGCCCGTATATTAACTTGTCATAAATAATAGATGTTGCTTCAAAAAAATACGAGCCATATGAAAAATAGTCGCCTTCTTTAAAAACTATACTTCTATCTAATAAATCTCTATAATGCAAATAAATTGTAATAGTCTTAATATTTTCTGTACCAAAGTTAGTTGTTCGAACTTCTGAAGGTTGCCACTCTATCATAGCTTCTATTTCAACAGGAGGATTAAAAACTTTTTGAGGAGACTCTTCGTATATCTCATGAACATTTGAAAGATCTTCTCTAATAGTATAATAATATACTTTTTGACCTGCAACATCTTTGATTAATTCTTTTGTGATATCAGCAAAAAAATCAACTTCTCGTTGTCCAACAAATAATCTTGCCATAAATAGTCTCCTTTATTATCCTATAATAATTGCTCTACCATTAGGGATTGGTATTCTCTTAAGTATTTGACTCATTGACTCAGACTGCGCAGCATCTGCTTCTAATAATTTTTGATACGTTACTTTTTCTAAAGTTTCGCCTAATCCTGACACTAGTTTTTCTTTATCTTCTCTTCCTTGACTTATTAAATCACTGCCATTCATTTGCAAGTCACTACCAGGAATTGGAACAGAAGAAAACTTAGATCGAATCAGTCCTAATGTTTCTTTACATAATGCCAAAGCAAATTGTTTAATCCACTGTCTAGACATAGAGTTTATTCCGCTGTACTTAATGTTTGCAAACGGAACATTAGAGATATTAGAAACCCCTGTTATAGATTGATCTTCATATGGTAAATTTGTTCTATATGGGTCTGCAGGAAATGAAAACTTAACAAACAAATTCATTGGATTGTCTTGTGTAGGTCTAGGAAATATTCTCAAATCTTTTCCTTGCAATCTATAACTATAATTACTACGTCTAACTCTATTTGATATGTCTAATTGACCAGCACGAAGTAAGTCTTCAAAAACAGGTAACACGTAAAAAACAGTCTCTGGTGTAAACGATTCAAATGAGAACTGGTTATTTAAGTAGTTTACAGCTGAAGTTGTGTCAAAAAATCGGTATGCAGCTTGAGGTGAAAAATGAAATACTTCGTTTAGTTTTATTTTTGTAGGTGTTGTATTTGAAGGTACTGAAGATATAAACTCAGGATTAAACACTGATAATCTTGTAGATGCGTCGATAGGGTTGTAAGTTTTTAACTTTAAATTAACATCTGCATTATTATTTGCTGGATCTTTTCCGGGTATAATTAAGCTCTCATATATATCATAATCTTGTACATCATGTTTAAGCTCAATATAACCTCTAACATAGTCAGTAGAACCGCCTACGTTTGCTTCATTTGCATAAGGCTCTGCTCTTCTTAACAAATACTCAAGTGTTTCTCTTGGAAACTGCTGCTCCTTACCATGCGGCCCAATTAGCTCGTCAACAACAGGTTCTGCAGATGTTGTAGCACCATCAATTGTTTTTGTATTGTTTTTGACAAATCTTGGGTCTGCTGGATCTTGAACATTTAAAACATTACCACTGTCATCAATATATTGCCCGCTTATGTTTTTAACAAACGTATTTAAATGACCGACATCTAAACCCATAAGATTTGACATATAAGATTCAGCTTGATGTGCGTTTAGTACTTTTGAGAAAACTAACGTTGCATCTTCAAAGTTTGTCCATATTTGCTTATTTGTTAGCTCGACAGACATTATATCGTCTCCAAGCTTTCTCTTTACATATAATATAATTTTTTCTGCATCTGCCTGAAAGTGTAGATCAC